GGAAATCCATTATAGCCAGCACTAATAATTCTATTATCTTTAACAATAACACTACCAACTTTTAATCTCTCACTAGGTGAACGTGATGATATAAGTAAAGCAATACAAGAGAAATATTCATCCCAAGAACATCTTTCAGTTTTCCATGTATCAATTAAATTAGAGAGAGCTTGAATTTTAGGATTAATTTTTTTGATAGGAATAGATTTTTTAATAGGAAGTGGTTTTGATAATTTTATTTTTTTATTGTCAGGAACGCCAATATTCATAGCAATATCAATTAATAGGTCATCAGAATCTTCATCTAAAAATTGGACAAATGATTTAGCAGAACTAGTAGAATTTGTTTCTTCTTCATATTTTTCTTCAGGAATAGCATCAAATGTTTCAGGTTCAGTAATTTGAAATTGATCGTTAAATGCGTTATGAGCCTTAATTTCAGCCGGATGAGTAGAAGTATTAAATATAGATAGAGGGATATTTTGTTCTTCATTTATATTATGAGTAAAATTATCCCCAGTAATTAAAGAAGTTTCAATTTTTTCCATAATAGGTAATAATATATTTTATATTCAAATTTTTAACACAAAAAATATTATATTAAACTAATTTATTGAGTATCATCAGCGTGTCTATATTCATTAACAAGAGTAGTTCCTTCAACAGTTATAATAGGAACTTCTTCAGAACCAGCATTAGAATTGCCGAAACATTTAAAAACAAGGTCGTTTTCGATAGTAATACTACCATCATAAATTCCAGTAGTTCCAACAAGAGTGCTAAGTTGTGCTGCATTAGGGTCATTATTAATAATTCTATCTAATTCAAAAGAATTTTTAGCGTAAACAATAGCTCCTTTGACAATAAAGTTACCTTTAATAGTAACAGAAACATTTGCAAAATAATTAGTAACAGGTAATGACATGTTATTTTGTTTATATCTTTATATAATATTTAAATTTCTTTTAAGGATTGAATAGTTTTATCAACACAAAGTTGTATTTCTTCACTTGAAACAGCAAGATTTGGTCTCATTCTGATAGTTTTATCACCAGCACCAAGTGCTAATAGTTTATTTTTTTTCATAATATCAAGTAATGAATTTCTGGTTTCAGTATCTTGACAATCAAATGACATAATTAATCCAATATTTCTAATACTTGAAATTTTATCAGATTTAATCAGTGTCATAGCATTATTCCATTGTTGTCCTCTATCAGTAGCATTTTGTTCTAAATTATCTTCTTTAATAATATCAATAATTTTGGTAGCTCTAATCATATCAAGATGATTTCCACCCCATGTAGAACCAAGTCTTCCACTAGTATTAAAACAATGGTTTTCAAGTTCATCTAATCTTTTCCCTCCAAATACGCCACATTGTTGTGATTTTTTTCCAAAAGAAACAAGGTCTGGTTGTATATTATAATGTTGGAAACACCAAGGTTTACCAGTAGTATAAAATCCAGTTTGAACTTCGTCAACAATAAATAAAACATCGTGTTGATTACATAATTTTTGTAAATTTTGTAAAAAGTATGGTGTAAAATGTCTATCACCTCCTTCACATTGTATTGGTTCAATAATTAATCCAGCAATATTTTTACTATTATTTCTAAATTCTTTTTGAATTTCATCAATAGCGAAATCATCATAAGTTTTTTGATTTTCATAAGAGATATGTTCTAATTTAGTAGATGGTAATAATCTAGGCCAGTTAAATTTAGTAAAATATTTTACTTTATGGGGTTCAGTATTAGTTAATGACATAGTATAACCCGAACGACCGTGAAATGCTTTAGTAAAATGTGCGATGGCCAAATCTTGATTACCATCTCCATTTTTTTGATATTTCCAATCCATAGCAATTTTGAGTGCATTTTCCACAGATAGAGCACCACCATCAATTAAAAATAGATGTGGATACTCTGCTGGAACAACAAGATCTTTAAATTTATTAATAAAATCAACATATTCTTTGGTATAAAAGTCACAATTAGCAGGTTTATTAAGTAAATGTTTATGATATAAACCAGAACAAAAATGTTCTGCTAATTTAGAATGATTCCATCCAATAGGATTACTTCCAAATCCTCCATGGAAATCTAAGTATTTTTCTCCTTCTTGGTCATATAAATATGAGTTTTGTGATTTATTAATATTCCAGATAGTAGGAAAACTATCAAATAAATAATTTTTATTAAAATTTCCACTAATAGTATTAGTAGAAAAAGAGCGTTTTACACATTTGTTAAAAAAGAATCTCATATAATATTATGTAATATTTTAAATACAGTAATACTGTAATTTTATATAAAATCAATTTTCAAACATCTTTTTTCAGTTTGAATTGTATATAGTATGTTTAAATTTTATTATATATTTCCTTGAAATAAATAATAAATGGCTTCTAGATGTCTTCATATAAATTTAGAACCCTTCTTGAGTTCAGATGTAATAGATATAATTTTAAGTTATATTACAATAAATTGTAACAATTGTACTAAACAAAGAATAGACTTAAATTGGTCGAGTAAATATAAAAAATGTAATGGTTGGCTCTGTATTCAGTGTGATCGAGCAAAATATTATTCACCATATTTATATTAATCTTATTTGCTAATTTAAAAAAATGTCTTGCTTTAAAGTATCGTATACACTTATGAGCGATTTATTTGATGAGAAATTACCAAAAACACTCTTCGTTAGTTTGTTAAAAAATCAACGAAAAAAAATAACAAAAATAGGTAATTATGGAAAATTATCATTCGATGATATCAAGCGTATAGATAAATATTTAAGGGATAATATTTTCGATTCTGATGAATGCTGTATTTATCGTGGAGAATTAAAGAAAAATTATGCCACAATTTCATACAAAGGAAAAAAAGTATCAGTTCATAGATTATTATATCATAATTATATAAAAGACATAATAGAAAGTGATTATATAGTTTTCAAATGTCAACATAGAGGAGTTTGTTGTAATTTGAAACATTTTACAATGTCAAAAAAAAGGAAATATTTAAATGAAGATGAAACAGAAACAGAAAGAAAACGGTCAAAATTAGATTAAGATAGAAAATCAATTATAAATTTAGAGATTTTTAAAAAATTGTAAATTTGTAAAGAAAAAGTTTCTCCAAAGTTGAGTATCTTCTTTAGTAAAATAAAGATTATTAAATACAAATTTTTGAGTAACAGTAGCGAAAATTTCGTGAGGATGATAAGGTTGTTTACTTTTATAAAATTTAATATAATAATGATTATATTTTTTAAGATCAATCATGTTAGATGATTCAAGTATTAATTTTCCATTAATTTTATTATAAATTAAACCCCTTGAAGAATGTGAATCTAAACTGTTTAACATTAAAAATGGAACTAAATATTTATTTGCTTTAATTTTAAAAGCATAATCAATATAAGGAGCATCAGGATTAGTAATTAATCTACGTTGAATATCTTTAGGAATAGTAGGTTCTTGTATTTTTTGAAATCCCCAAGATTTATAAAGTTCAGTAAATTGTTTAGGAAATTTTCTTTGATAAACGTGAAATTGTTCATGAAATAATGTACTAACAAGGTCTCTTTTTTGCCAATCCATAAAATTCGATGGTAATACAATATATTTATCAATAGTATATGGGAATCCCCAATCCATAGAACTACATAATTTAATAAAATTCCATTCTTTCATAACAGGAATTCTAAAGTTGTTTTCTCGATTAAATTTCGAAACATTTTCCCTTAATTGAGTAATATTTTTAGTAAGAATATTAATTTCTTCTTGAGTAAAGTTTTTAACTTTATTTTTATAAAGTTGTAATGCTTTATTTTGTAAATCTGTTCTATCAATATAAGAATTATGATAATTAGTTCTAACAATAGTTTCTTTAATTTGAAATTTCTTTATAATAGGGAATTTTTTAGGATCACTAAATACATTAGATGCTTGTTGTTTTGTTAAAAAATTAAGTTTGAAAATATTATTATTAAAAGATTCAACAGTTTTAGGTGGAAATAGAATACTAGTTGGATTAAGAAATAATAATATAATTAAAAATAGAAGCATAATAACTGCAATAAATATCATTTTCTTTTTAGTTGATAAACCAAACATTATATTATAATACATACTAATATTAAATTCCTGTCGTTTTATTCAATTATTTATTATTTAATGAATAAAATATACAATAATGGAAACAAGAGTTGCAATAATTGGCGGAGGATTTTCTGGTATTTATGCTTTAAAATACTGCATTCAGGAAAAATTAGATTGTATTTTATTTGAAGGAAGTGATTCAATTGGTGGAAGATGGAAATATAACGCCGAAAGTCCAGGTAGTATATATAAAAATACATGTAGTTCATCATCATTAGCATTTTTACATCCAGTAGATTATCCATTTCCAGATGATACTCCAGAATTTCCTCATCATAGTTTGATATATGAACATTTAGACAATTATGTAGAACATTTTGAATTAACAGAACACATCAAGTTATCTACATATATAGAAAAAATAATAAAAGAGGATGATAAATGGAAACTTTTTTATATAAAAAACGGACAAGAAATAAAAGAAGTTTTTGATAAAGTAATTGTTTGTACGGGAATTCATCAAGTTCCTTTTATGCCTGAAGAAAAAATATACGAAAATTTTATTGATCCATACAAAATAATTCATAGTCATAATTTTAATATACGAAGAGATGAAATAAAAGATAAAAAAATTTTAATAGTAGGTGGAGGAGAAGCTGCTCATGATATTGCGTGTGATTTAGCACCAAATAATAATAAATTATATATGTCGATTCGTAATGGACAATGGTTTCAAGAACAAAAACAAGGAGAAGTATTAATTGATTTAGTATTTAATAGATTTTTAAAAAATATTTGGTGTAATCCAATTGCTCATATAATATCTTATATGAAGGAATATCTTTGGGGTGAAGGTGGTAGTGGTATAAAAGTGTGGAAACCAAATAAAAGTTATTTTAATAGTTTTATCACAAAAGGTAGAGAACATTTATCTTGGATTTCAAAAGGTAGAATAGAACCTTGTGGAAAGATAATAGATATAGAAAAAAATTCAATAATATTTGAAGATAAAAAAGTGGATGTAGATTATATAATTTTATGTACTGGTTATCAAAATACACACTTAATAAAATTATTACCTAATATAAAAACAGAAACAAAAAATTATAAGTTAATTTTTAATATAAATGATCCCTCTTTATCATATTGTGGATTTGCTAGACCAATCATGACATCATTATCTTCAATATCAGAATTACAAGCACAATTAATAAGTAAAGTATATTCAAATAAGATAGAATTACCAAAAAAGAAATTAATGTTAAGCGATAAAGATTCATCTATTATTAATAATCATCGAATAAATTATTTAATAAATCCTTATATTTATAGTGATGAATTAGCGGATTTAATAGGATGTAAGCCAAATTTAATAACATTATTTTTCAAAGACCATATATTATGGAGGCAATTATTTTTTCATCCTTGGTCTCAATTCCATTATACAATAAATTCTGAAAATGAAGATATAAAAAAAATAAGTAGAACTTATTTAACGAAATTGCAAAAAACAGTTACAGCAGAAAGATTAAAACGATATACAATAACATTGTTTACTTTACTGATATTAATAATTTTATTATCAATAGCAATAATAATAGGATTAATATTTGGATTTGTTAAAGCAAAACCATATATAACTAAAGCATTTTATGTTTTATTATTTTTAGTAATACCAATTTAAGATGACAATATAAAACTTTCTTTTAAATAATCAAGTGTTTTTCCAGAATAAACATCAAGTAATCGTAATAAATTAAATGGTGAAATAATAGGTATAATATAAAAAATAAGAGAAAATATAATTAAAATAATACATCCAAAATACATAGTGCTCCATCTAAATGGAAATAAATAATCATCTTTTGTTCCACCAATATAATTAGTTAAAGAAACCAAAACACATTTACCAAATATATTCCAAGAAACTAAAACGGTTAAATAGAATAGAGCAACATATATTTGTAATCTAGGTGGCATAAAAAAACCAAATAAAATAAATACAATAACACCAATAATATGTAAAATATGAATAAGACAAACAATATATTTATATTTTGTATGTTCAGGTATAATATTTTTTTGAAATTCTTTAATATATATGCCTAAATAATCTTCTAATGGTTCTAAAACAAATTGTAATTCATTTTCTAACTGTTTACGAGCCATATTAGTCTTATTCATATAAAATTTAATAGAAGTATTTAAATTTTGTATATTTTTAATTATTTGATCGACCCTCTGCATATATTTATATATATAAAAAATATCTATATTTTATACTTAAATATTTAAAATTGAATAAATATTATTTAAATAAATATGGATAATAATATGGACGCAAAAAAAATAACAAATGCTATAAAAATGTTGAAATTACAAGATACAAATACAACGAAATGTAAAACTTGTGGTGTTTTTATTAAATATTCGATAAAAAATAACGAAATTACAAGTTTTAATACCCGAAATTCAAATGAACAAATGTGTTGTTTTAATCATATTGGTATGATTCAAAAATCGTTAGACTCTTGTACCAAAAATAAAAAATAAAATTTTTTAAAGACGGTAAATAGTATCTAAAATTAAAATTAAAATTGAAAAAGTTATATGATAATTAACTAACTATTAAAATATATAAAAACTTTATTAATTAATTGATTAAATTTATAGAATATATAAAATATGAGCGAAACTAATACTTCTTCTATGCAAATATTTGTGAAAACACTTACAGGTAAAACAATTACACTTGATGTGTCTTCTAGTGATACTATTGCTAATGTTAAAGCAAAAATTCAAGATAAAGAAGGAATTCCTCCTGATCAACAGCGTCTCATCTTTGCTGGTAAACAACTAGAAGATGGACGAACGTTGTCAGATTACAATATTCAGAAGGAATCAACTCTTCACCTAGTTCTAAGACTTCGTGGAGGTATGCAGGTTTTTGTGAAAACACTTACAGGAAAGACAATTACTCTAGATGTTGAATCATCGGATACTATTCAAAATGTTAAATCAAAGATTCAGGATAAGGAAGGAATTCCACCTGAACAACAGCGTCTCATCTTTGCTGGTAAGCAACTAGAAGATGGGCGAACATTAGCAGATTATAATATTCAGAAGGAATCAACTCTTCACCTAGTTCTAAGACTTCGTGGAGGTAATTAAATAAGTGTAAATTTAAAATTATTTTTATAAATAATTTAGTAAGGGACTGGAAATTATTTATAAAAAATAAATAAACAAAGTATATTATTATATCTTTGCATAAGAACCAAATTTATTATATTTATGGATCGGTGTATGTGTTCGTTTTATAGGAACATTAATAGGAGTAACATCTGCTACTTTTTCTGGTTTTTTTTCACCAAAATGTTTAGAAGCGAATGTTTCCATTTGTTTTGACATATTTTTCGTCATTTGATCCCATTCATTTAGTACATGAGTATTAGATTTGAATAGATGAGTATTTTTTGTGTTAAGAGTTCCAATTCTTTTCTTCAAAATTTTGATTTCATCTTCATAATTAAGTTGCATTATTTTATGTAGATCAATTTCTTCATGACAGTTTTTTAATTGTTTTAAAACATCAGAATAAGCAGTAACGCATTTTTTATTCTTGGCAAGAGCGTCTTTAAGTCGTGCTTGTAATTTTTCATTTTCTTTTTCAAGTTTGTTTGCTTTTTTCCATAAAAAATTTTTAGCATTACTTTCAGAAGAAATCATTTGTTGAGCGAATCTACCTCTTTTATCTTGTCCAAACATTGTTAGTTTAATAAATTTATTAATTAAAGTTGAATAGAGATTGTAAATTTCAATTTTAAATTACGATAGTTTCAATTTCATCATCACTTTTACTAAGTATCCATTTATTAAATACTTTAGACATTTCTTTTCCTAATACTTTACAAAATTTACTTGAGTTTTCTGAAGTATCTTCTAAAAAATCAGTTGAAAATTCTTTTAATATCGTTGAAATAGTATCTTTTTTAACATCATATTTAAATGTAATATTTGAACTATTTACAGTAATACTATTAGAATGGGAAATAAAAATACTATGTATTTGAAAAGTAATAACACTATCTTCATCTGTTTCATGAATAGTTATATAAGGCGAATTAAAAGCAATCATTTTAGTAGGACCTTTATAATAAGTTCTATTAGGATTAATAAAATAATTTATAAATTGGCGATCACTTTTATCAATTTCATCGTATTCAAGTTCAACCGAAAATCTAGTAAAACATTTTCTTATTGTACTATATATTTGAATCCAACCAGTTTGCGTTCTAGAATCCCAATTAATTAAAGAACCAATTGTATCTGCCTTGGTCCATTTTCGGCAGAATGAATATTTAGGTATCTTATCAGTAAACATGTCACATTTACTCTATATTAGTTATTAACTTAATTAGTTTAATTATTTTTCAATTATAAATTTTTTTAAAATTTCATACGACATAAATGTAATTCCTGACATTGGAGCAACCTTGCCAATACCTGTTAAATAACCTTTATAAAATCCACGAAATCCTTGTGTTTTATAAATATCTTTAACGCATGTAATCATATTTGGTCTAGTTCCTTTATCCATTTGTAATCTTCGTCTAATTAAATCAGTTGGATAAGTAATAGATATAGCAGTAGTTCCTGCTATACACCCATTATTTAAATTTATTAAAGGATTTCCAGATTGATTAGTTTTATCCTTTAAATAATTAAAAACATAAAAGTTGATACTTAAATAAGGTATAAACCCAATACAACTCATTCCATAACCTTTAAATAATGCTCTAGGACCTTCAGTACGAGAAATTGTAGTAAAAGCATTCCAAATACCAGTATAAGATTTTTGATTTTTAGATTGAACTGTTAGTCTTGTTCTAATTAATTCAAGTGGATATTTAGATGTCAATGATGTAAATCCAGCAAGAGCACCAGAAGTTAAATATTGAAAATCTTTATTTAAATAATTTTTTTTTTTTAAATAAGAATTCGCTTGTTCAAATGTCATAAATTGAATAGCAGAATAAGGCAAAGTTCTAACTAAATATGTTCCATTTCCTCTAAAAAATCCTTTTAAACCTTCATTATATTGAATATTTTTCATACATTGTATAAAATTCATATTCTCATTTTGTCCAGTTTGTTTCAAAATTTTAACAACTTCAATTGGACTAGTTGCTGTTCTAGCAATACAGCCAGCAACGCCTCCACATATTAAAGAATTTGTTTTACTAATTTCTTTTTCCGACATATTCCTTCTAAATTAATATTTGTATATTAAATATCAATTTTAAATTTACTTAAGATTTTTTTCCACCAAAATAAGGTTTTCCTAATCCTTCTTCAACCATCCAATTATTAATATTTTCATCAATATTACAAAAGAATAATCTAGAATGTTGTAAATAAACAATTGCTAATAGTCTTCCATATTTATCCCATTTTAAACATTCTAGAATAATAATTTCATTTAAAATTTTTTCAGATAATTTCTTTTTAGCATATTTAGCATTAGCAATAATATCTATTCGATTTAACAGTTTTTTTGATGGTTTCATTTCAGGAGAATCATATCCATACATTCGTACTTTATATTTAACATAAGAACCATTCAATTTAAATACAACAGTAATAGTATCACCATCATAAACATCAACAACTTTTGCTCGAAACCTTCTTCCTTCTAATGAATATAATTCAGTATTTTCATTAGTGCGTTTATGTAAATAGTGGTCAGATATACAATTACATTTAAAAAACATGGAGAGATTAAAAATATATATATAAATAATTCTTTTAATCCTTAATTTATGATATAATTAATTTATAAATACAAAGTATATAATAAATGTATTTAATTAATCCAAAAACAAAAAGAAAAGTTTCAACTAAGAGAAAAGTTGGAAAAAATTTATTAAAATACTATGCTTCAAAGAAAAATCAAAAAGGTGGTTTAGCAGGAACACCAAATATTACAACTAAATCTACTCCAAATATACCTTTAGATGGTTGTGCTAATGAATATGATTGTGAAACAGTATTAGATTATAAACATATGAATTATTGTCTTAATTTTATGTTAAATAACTTGAATACATATACTTATGATGGTATTCATGAACCAACTAAAAATTTTGATGATATCAAACAAAAATTAGATTCTAGAACTATTAATAGTAAAAATATTGGTGACATTTATAGAAAAATAATTTTTCCAACAATGCTAGTTATTAATGGTCTTTCATATAACATGTTAGGTAATAATTGGGAAAAATTATGGTTTAAAGCTCGGAAATATACATATCCCTCACTTCCAAAAGATCAAGATAATATTCATAAATTAATGGAAATTTGTGGATATGTAAATGTTGCAGATATTAAATTTACTGCTGATAAAAAAATAGATCCAAAACAAAAAGTTTATTATGAAGTAATTTGTATTAGATATAATGAAGGTACTTGTTCTCCAAGTGGAACAATATTTTATTATATAAATGATGATAAAACAATTAATGTAATTATCTGTATGAAAGGTTCAAGTAGTGCTAAAGATTGGCATATTGATGCGCAAGCCATAAGTATCAAAAATAAAGGTAAAAGTCCTATTTATGTTTTAGATGATAGAGAACAATCAGGAAAATGTATGAAACCACCAAAAACTCATCCTGGATTCGCAGATTATTCAGCAAGATGGGGTGCTGTTGGTCTTAGAACAATTCAAGAATCTTTATCTGTTTTCCGTGAAGCAGGATTAACTAATTCCGACCCAAATTATTTTTTTACTGGACATTCTTTAGGATCAGCACTCACGACAATCTTGTCATTTTTATTTAATCCAACAACAAAAGGAAAAACAGTTTTATTAACTTTTGGTGGCCCAATTATTGGTGCTGATAGTTTTAATGAATTATATACATATGCCAGAACTAAACCTGATGCTTATTTTAGAATTTTTAATAAACCAGATAAAGTAACAATGGGTTTATGGGGTTCTAAACGTTTAAATCTGTATATGAGATTAGATTTTTACATTAAATTATTAGGACAAGATAAAAAGAAAGGTCAAAAAAATCCAACTAAATGTAAAAAAGATAAAGATTTATATGATGAATTTATGAAATTAAATTATTTCCCGGTTGATACTGCTAAAATAACAATGGCTGAAATAAAAAAAAGAGGTGAAAAATATAGTATTTTCAAATTAGCATTAAATCATCTTCAATATAAATTTGGTGAAGAGTGTCCACTTTATGAAGTTACTCCAGCAAGAGCACAACTTAGAATGTTACAAGAGAAAAAAGGTTTAATTCCAAAAACAAAACCAAAAACCCCAAAAAAAACCCAAAAAAAGAGTATGATTACTAGAATGAAATCTATGTTTTAATTATTTTAAATTTTAATAGTCTAAATATTGATTATTGGATGAAAAAATTTTATCATATAAAAAATAAAAATAATTATTTTTTAAACAATAATAATATTAATCATATTTAGATACTTGAAAGAAATGTTTTGTATGTTTCTTCATTAACATGTTTTTTTATTTTAGATTTAAATTTACAAGTTAAATCTCTAAGTTCTCTATTAACTTGTTTTCTTCGATTTAAAACAGATATATCCTGTAATCGAATCCATTTAATCATAGCAATTTCACGAGTATCAATTGGACCTCGTTCTATTTTACGATTATCTTTAGAAATCATAAAATAGTATGTACTATGAATTTTAATTCTGTCATTTAAATCTTTTTTTGTATATGATAATCCAGTTTCTTCTTTAATTTCTCTCAGAGCACATTCTTCATATGTTTCCTTATCTTCTAAGCCTCCTTTAGGTAACCCCCATTTTTTGCTCACCCGACCGAAGACAACTAAGATACGGATAATATTAGCTTGGTCTATATTAAAAATGATCCCACCACAACATTTTCTTTTTTTCTTTTTGAGTATAGTATTAACTATATGTTTCGCCGAATTATCAATAAATTCTTGATTTGAAGGCGAATTAAGAATATCGTCTATAAGTTTTTCTTTTTTGACAATCTCTAAATTATGTTTAAGTGGTTTTTTCCCATCTAAACTAAATTCAGAGACAATTTTTTCACAAATATTATCAATCTTTTGTTGTGGAGACATCGTAATATTCATTTCTAATCTCTTCGCATTCTTCATTTTGAAATGATATCCACGTATACTCTATTACTACTAAATAAAATATTATTAGGAGTTTAATCAAAATAAAAAATAATTCTATTTTATTTTTGTATAGATATTATATAAGTTGTTAATATTATGTCCAATATAAAAGTAAAAATATATCAATTAGAAGATAATTTTCTACAATTTTCTATATCTAATGTTAATATTGCATTTGCTAATGCTATTAGAAGAATAATTATTGCAGAAGTTCCAACAATGGCAATTGATTTTGCTCGTATTTCTGAAAATACAGGATGCATTCATGATGATATGATTGCCCAAAGATTAGGATTAATTCCATTTATTAGTTCTAATGTAGATAAATTTGATTATTATTGGAATGAATCAAATCTCTTATCTGAAGTTGAATTTAAATTAAATATTTTAAATAAAGAAGAATACCCAATTGATGTAACAACAGATGATTTAAAAATGATTAATGATGATAAATATACTGGTTATAATAAAAATATTTATCAATCAGTTAAGCCAGTAAAATTTGATTATCCAATTGTAATAACCAAATTAGCAAAAGGACAACAACTCAGTTTTACTTGCTCTGTTAGAAAAGGAATATCACAAGAACATGCTAAATTTCAACCAACATCATCTGTTGGATACGAAATACTTTCAGATAATGAATTTTTATTTAATATTGAAACAATAGGCTCTTTAACACCAGTAGAAATAGTTGATAAAGCATTAGATATTTATCATAATAGATGCTCAAATATTTTAAAAAATTTATAAAATTTTTTTACCACTTAATTTAATAAAAATAATTTCATTATTTAATTGTACTTCAATACTAATTTTTAGCACACATTTTGTGATAATTTCATTATTTGATATTTCGGCAATTCGTAAAATTTTTTGACCGATAATTGATACATTATCACCATTAATATCAATATTTACAAATAGATTTTTATCATATTTTTCTAAATGATTTAATTCACTTATAAAATGATTATTATATTCCATTATACTTCTTTGTATTATTTCACATGGAATTGCCATAATTGCTTGGGTTGAAATCATTTGAATTAAAGTTACTTTATTTTGGTTAAATTTAGAACATAAATAATCATTCATTTTATTAATATCTTTGATTAAATGATTGTTTAAGTATAATTTCATTCTTGGAATATCTTTTGCTAATTGTTCAAAAGCATTATGTCCTTGTGTATATGAATTTTTAATATCATTGATAAACTCTTTATAATCTAATGGAATAATTCGAATAGTTTCCTCATTTGTGTAATTTAATAAATTAGTGAGTCGATTATTTATACTGCTAGGTTTATCTAATATAATTAATTCATCATTATCATTATTATTATTCAATGAGCCATTAATATTTACTGAACTAATTGTTCCGATTTTATCATAATTAGTGAAGTTGATATAAACAAATTCAGTAGAAGACCGCATAATTGTCTATAATGTTACAAATATTTCTTTAAAATTGAATTTATAAATAAAATATTAATTTACAAATTAAACATGTCAAATTTAATTAATTTTTTAAAATCTAGACAAACTGTTCTTGAAATGCTTAGAGATCGTAAATGTCAAATAGATGAGCATTTTAATGAAAATGGAGAATATATTCAACCTAGTGAGGAACATTATAGAGCAAATAGTTTAAAATTAATTGTTAATAAAAATGATGAAGAAAAAATATTAATTTTATTTTATGAGAAAAAAATCGGTATTGATATTTTAAAAAGTATTGTTATTGAAATGGATGATATTAATATAAAACATACAATTTTAATAGTGAATCATAAAATTACATCTTTTGCTAAAAAAGAGATCAATAATTTATCATCTAAATATTATTTTGAAATATTTCTTCAAGAAGAAATGTTATATAATATAACAACACATCGAATTGTTCCAGAACATATTCTTTTATCAGATAAAGAAGCTAAAAAAATAATTGATTGTTATGGAAAGAAAACTTTTTATTTACCTAAAATATTTAATACAGATTCTATTTGTAAATATTATGATGGAAAAGTTGGTAATATTTTTAAAATTTTAAGACCTAATAATATTTATTATAGAGTAGTTGTTAAAGATCCGCGACGATAAAAAATACATATGTAAATTTATATATATATATAAAAATATTATTTAATATATATATAAAATTAAAACAAACATGCCATCAAAATTGTCATCCGCAGAAAGAAAAGCAAAACGCAAACAAGAATTAGAAGCAAGAAGAAATCAACAATCTTCTCCATCAAATATTGAAAAAAACGTTGAGAAACAAGTACAAAACGATACAACTGAAATTTTAAATCAATTAAATAATGCAGCAAAAAATATAGAAGCAGAACAAAAAGCAAAAAAAGAAGCAGAACAAAAAGTAAGAGAAGAAGCACAACAAAAAGAAAGAGAAGAAGCACAACAAAAAAAAGAAGAAGAAGAACGTATCGCAAGAGAAGCAGTTGAAAGAAAAGCAAAAAAAGAAGCAGAACAAAAAGCAGCAAAAGAACAAGCAGCAAGAGAACAAGCAGCAAGAGAACAAGCAGTAAGAGAACAAGTAGCAAGAGAAGCAGAACAAAAAGCAACAAGAGAACAAGCAGCAAGAGAACAAGCAGCAAGAGAACAAGCAGCAAGAGAACAAGCAGTAAGAGAACAAGCAGCAAGAGAACAAGCAGCAAGAGAACAAGCAGAACAAAAAGCAGCAAGAGAACAAGCCAGAAGAGAACAAGCAGCAAGAGAACAAGCAGCAAGAGAACAAGCAGTAAG